GGGGCCAATGGAGCGAGCGGAGCGACAGGGCCGTCGGGACCGTCGGGACCTACAGGGCCGTCGGGACCGTCGGGACCTACAGGACCGTCGGGACCTACAGGACCTACAGGACCCACGGGACCTACAGGACCCACAGGGCCGGTCGCGGGATCGGATACGCAGATCATCTATAACAAATTGGGATCCGCAGGTGCTACGGGCGTGTTCACCTACAATTATACCAGCGGAACACTCAATGTGGGTTCGCTAGTAGTCAACAATGGAATCTCCGTGAGCGGAAATGTTTCATTCACAAGCAACTTTACTTACACCCCAACTACTGGACAACTACTGCTAGGGGCAGTTATACCGGCCTACACAATAGGATCGGCCGTTTACGCTATAGGTTCGTCAGCCAGTGGAACCTTAAATTCACCAACAAATCTTACAAGTGTGAATACGGTAGGCGGAACATGGGGATCGTTTAGTGGTAGTTCGTTTGCTTTGTCCTCTCTAACATTTGGAACAGGTATATATTCAAGCGGCAGCGCGACTTACACCAATGGAGGAACGATAAATGCTGTATTCCAGTTTAGTGTAGCAGTTGCGGGGTATAGTACCGGTAACTCCAGTTTATCATTTTCGTTCGGGACCTCGACTGGAAATTACACAGTGACTTACATCGGATCGGGATCGGGGACAACATCACTTACTCTAACGAATCCAGCCTCCGCAACCGTGTATACTTTCTCGTCACCTTTTCCGGTGTATATACAGGTTATTCGTACAGGTACATCACTAGTCTTTCAGTTTAGTACAACGTCGTTTGCGTCAGTGGCGACAGTTTACACGACACCGGCAATTACATCAACAGATGTATTTATCGTAAATAGCGTTGTGAATATGAACTACACCGGAAATTCAATTGTTAATTTCAAGGTGTACGCCGTCAGTATAGGGTCTCCTTACACCACGTTAGAGGTAGACGGCCCAGTCGTTATTAACGACAGCGCGTATTCTGGAACAAATGCTTTGACTATATCGGGACCCACCCTGATCCAAGGCGGTCTTACAGTTTCTGGAAATATAACATCTACAGCGGGAACCACCACGCTCAGTTCTCTGACGGTCAACAGCTTATCCGGAACGACTATGACCGGAGATCTCAACATGAACCTCAAAAACATTACCAATTTAGGTGCGGACGGGTTTTCGTTGAATTCTCTGACTGGAGGGATCACTGTGACCAACGGTTCAGTAAACGCATCAGGGACGGTATACGGGGGGGTGTATAATTACTACAAATTCACTACATCTTCCGCGATTACTTCGGTAGGAACTATTCCCAATGTATACTACTTTGCGGTAGGCGGTGGAGGCGCGGGCGGATATAACCAAGGCGGTGGTGGAGGTGCTGGCGGTCTACAAACCAACGATGTAAACATTTCTGGTCTTGTGTCTATTTCCAGTGAATATATAGCGAGTGGTGGTATAACTCTAACGGGTGGTCAGACATATAGTATTAACATTGGAGGCGGGGGGAACACAAATCCACCTGGAAACGGAACACCAACTGTATTTTCGGGTTTAGGAATTACCACCATAACCGCAAGTGGTGGCGGTTCTGGAGGTAGTGGTAGTGCTTTTACATCTTCAGGTTCGTCTGGTGGTTGTGGAGGAGGTGGTGGACTTGTAAACGGGGCGAACGGAGGTACGGGATCTCAAGGTGGAAATGGTGCTGCTGGCAGTTCATCAACAACAGGTGGTGGTGGTGGTATCGGCGCATCGTCAACAAATACCAGCGGTGGGTTAGCATTTTCGTATCTAGGTACATCGTATGGCGGTGGAGGCGGAGCTGGTCAAACCGGTGGGTCTGGGTATCCTGGTGGCGGCGGAGGTGCTGGACAGGGCGGTAATGGTACAAATCCTGGTGGAAACGCCACAAACGGTACGGGTTCGGGTGGAGGTGGAGCTGGTCAAAATTTTACGTATGGAGGTACTGGAGGTACGGGCGTCTTCATTCTTCTTATTCCTTCACCTACCTACACAGCATTATCTCTCGGCTCAATGTCCATCAACACGAACAGCAATCTCCAGATCTCTGCGACCTCTAACATTATTCTCTACCCATCCACGGGCGGAAGCGTAAACCTCTCCGGTGCCCCCCTCACCGGCGTGTCCGGCATCGCCTTCTCTGGATCCTACATCGGTATCGGAACCAACATCAGCCTGGGCGGAACAACCAATATCGCCATCGGGGTATCCGCCGGGTACAATGTCGGTGGTGCGACCTCCAACTTCGTGGGCATCGGTCAGTCGGCCGGTTCCAACTCGTCCGGTGCGAACGTCGTGGCTATCGGAACGTCCACCGCCAACAATAACCAGGGCATCAATATTGTAGCCTTGGGGATCCAGGCCGGATCCAATAATACGGGAAGCTGTAACGTCTTCATCGGTATCCAGGCCGGTATCAACAACTCGGGAGCCAATAACGTCGTGGCGCTCGGTGCATCCGCCGGAGCGAATAATTCAGGTGGATCGCTGGTCGCGATTGGTAATCGGGCAGGATACAACAATTCCGGAGCGAACGTCCTCGCACTCGGCAATTTCGCGGGGTCCAATAACCAGTACTCCAACTCCATCTTCCTCGGTAACAGTGTGAGCACTGGAGGCTACCAAGCCCCCTACGCCAACTCGTTCGTCGTCTATTCCACCACGTCAGCCAACGCGTTCCTACAAGGCGATATCTCCAACAACCTGCTGGGAATCGGGAAAGTGCCCTCGTACGCTCTGGATGTCAGTGGAACACTCAGAACGACGTTATTGGCCGGAACGACTATGACTGGAGACCTCAACATGAATCTGTGCAACATCACGAATATTGGATACGGCGGGTATTCTCTGAATGTTGGTCAGTATGCCTTCCTGTTTTCTACCGGACCTTCATCTACTGGAACAGGAACATATGGAGCCTCGTATACGTACTTTCTTTGTACGACAAGCGCCACACTTACCGTCAACTACCCGGTTACCAACGCAATCTTCTTTGCGATTGGAGGTGGTGGTGCAGGTGGATCATATCTTGGTGCTGGTGGCGGTGCAGGTGGTCTACAGACAAACGACCCTACCCTATCATCAACCGTCACGGCATCTCAGTATGTCTCAGGATACTTAACAATTCCAGTCGGAACTTACACTATAAACATCGGAGCTGGAGGAATAGGGGTTTCTGGTACTGCCAATGGATCAAATGGTTCAAACACAGTTATTTCAGGAACAGGAATCACAACCATCACTGCGATTGGAGGAGGTGGAGGTTCAAAACTTGGAGGCACTGCAGGGTTAGGTGGATGCGGTGGTGGTGGAGCGTATGGCGTATCTGGTGCTATTGGTTATCAAGGATATGGCGGTGGATCTGGTGGTGGAGCGTTCACTGCTGGCGGTGGAGGCGGTATCAGTAGTATAGGATCTAATGGTGTCGGAACAGGACCTGCGGTTTCTAGCGGAGGAGCTGGTGGTTCTGGCCTTTCATATGTAGGAAGAGTGTACGGTGCTGGTGGAGGTGGTGGAGCAGACAATGCAGATTATCCATCTCAATCATACGGAGCAGGTGGAAGCTCTGGTGTAGGTGGTGCTGGCGGTGGAGGAAACGCAACAGCAAATACAGGGTCTGGAGGTGGAGGAAGTACTAACAACGGGCAGGGTGGAAATGGAAGTTCAGGAGTGTTTGTTATCATGATTCCTAATTCCCAAGTAGGACCATCAATTTCTCCGTCCAACTGCGGCTCCATCTCCATCAACAATTTAAGCAGTCTACAGATCGCAACTAGTAACAGTCTTATTTTAGCCCCTGGATCAGGGTGTAACGTCACGGTCTCCGGAGCACTGACTACGACAGGAACCACTACCCTCAGTTCTCTCGTTGCGACATCGACAGTCACGCTGTCCAGCCTCACCTCAGGAACCGTCGGCAACGTCTTGACCTACAACGCGTCTACCGGATCCGTCGGGTACGGAGCCATATCGTCTGGTCCCCCGACATCCGTGAACACCTACACCGTCTCCGCCACAACGCTGACGCTGACCACGGCCTCGGCAGGATGGTACTACTACATTGCGAACTCGGGATTCTCGAACGTGAACATGCCCTCGCCCGCTCCCACGACGGCCGGAACGTTCTGGACACTCCGCAACGCGACCTCGTCGTACTTGAGCGTCACGGTCGCCAACAACACGAATTCAAGCTTACCCTCTCCGCTCACCCTAGCACCCTCAAACAATACCACGATTGTGTACACTGTTTCAGGAGTCAATGGAGCGACGATTTCTGGATATATTCTGTTCTAAACTAGGTAAGAAGCACGGTCATGGCGACATCCATTGTCTCATCAGGAAAATCGGTATGGGGGTTCTCACCACAATCCATACCGGGTTTAGCATTGTGGTTGGACGGAGGGGATAAAAGCAGTATGGTTCTTTCAGGAACAACAGTGACGACTTGGAACGATAAGTCTGGAAATGGGTTGAACGCAACTGCAACTGGAACGCCTACATATACTTCAAATGCACTAAATGGACTCGGCGCACCAGCACTTAATTCAAATGCTAACTATTTCTCAACTCCATCGTTTACTCCTTCACCAACGACAGGGACTCCTTCAATATTTATGGTTATGAACCAAACATCGTATTCTGGTGCTGGGAACTCTGATTTCTTTTCGGCATCTAACTGGCAGGTTATTGATTTAATTGGACAGGGTGGAGCATTCAATGCAGCGTTGACGATAGGTGGAAGTTCGCAAACTCCAATTAATGCGACAACAACACACAATAATCCAACACTTTTAAGTATTGTTGTTTCCAGTGCATCTGGAGGAGTCGGTTATGCGAACGGAACATACACTGCATCAACTGGAAGTGCCGGTGGATCACTCGCGGGATCATATGTATACTATGTAGGCGGTGGGCCCGGATTTATTGGGTTTGTATATGAACTCATAATCTTCAACAATACTCTCTCCACCTCTCAACGCCAGCAAGTGGAAGGATACCTGGCGTCCAAATGGGGACTTCATAACCAACTTCCTAATGCTCATCCGTACTCGTCCGTCGTCCCCATTCTCCCAACCCAGATTCCTGGATGTGTTCTCTGGCTGGACGGAGCGGATACGACGAGTATGACGTTCAGTTCGGGATACAACGTCTCGTCATGGAATGATAAGTCTGGAAACGGATACAATGCGACAAAGGGTACAAACGCTCCGACGGTTCTTACAGGCGGGGGTATTTCATTTGACGGCACTCAACTGTTTTCATTGAGTGCCACCTATTCTCAAACAGCATCTACCTTTTTCTTAGTTGGGAAAGCAAACACATCAACGGGTCAGCAGTATTTCTTCAATTTTGATAGTACGAATAATGGAATATCAATTATTGGAAATGGAGAAGCGTCTGGATATATAGATTTGTATGGAAATCCAACCGTTTGGGGGCGATTATCAACAAGTGGGAGTACCAACGCATTTATTGTATCGGAATCACATGTTTCGGCTGGAAATTATATTGGGGTTCTGAATGGAACTCAGATTGTTAATGCTGCCTTCACTGCAGGAGCGGCAACGAAAATTGTATGTCTAGGCAGTCCTTTTAACAATGGAACATCAGGAGGACAAGTTACTATATATGAATTTATCCTATTTAATTCGTTTCTCTCCACCCCCCAACGCCAACTCATAGAGCAGTACTTGGGCAAAAAGTGGGGAATCTCGGTCGCCAACGCCCCTTCCCCTGGCCCGTACTTAATCCCCTACAACCGCCCCTTCCGCCCCGTGGATATTCCTGGGTGTTCCTTGTGGCTGGATGCGGGGGATCAGAGCAGTATGACGTTCAGTTCAGGGAGCAACGTGAGTATTTGGAAGGATAAGAGTGGGACCGGAAACAACGCAACCACTGCAAACGGAACACCTGCATTAACAACGACGGGTACAACCCAGTTTATACGGTTTCCAAATATAACCCGAATGTTACTAACAACTACTCTGGCTACTATTCCTAGCGTGTTCGTAGTTGCTAAAACAGACACTATCACAAATGGTTCTGTAATTATTGGAGTCCCAGTAGTTACGTCGGGTATTGCGTCGTATTATTTTCAAATAGTTACAAATGGCTCACCATTTGATCAAAGATATTCAGTTGCATCTTCAACTACGGCTGGGAGCTCTGCATTAGGTTCGTTTCCTGGAACCAATACTCTTTGTATTATGACTGGATTATTTGATCCAACAAACGCAGTGTCGGGATTGGTGCTTAGAACAAACGGAACATCCAAAACGGTGGTCGGCGGTGTCACACAAACGACAGTGGCGAATACGTTTATAGGAAACATGGACTGGTATGCAGGTAATTTTGGTAATCCTGGCGGAACCATAGATATATGTGAAATTGTTGAATATAACTCCTTGTTAAGTACGAGTCAGGTTCAACAAGTCGAGCAGTACCTGGCCCAAAAATGGGGACTGGTCGCGAATCTTCCCACGGGCCATCCTGGGAAATTAATGCCCGCCTTCAGTACCAATTTCACGCCCAAATCCGTCACGGGGATGCAGTTGTGGTTGGATGCGGGGGATCGGAGCAGTATGAATCTTTCGGGGACATCAGTGACTCAGTGGAACGATAAGAGTGGGAACGGGAACAACGGAACGCCTACAACATATTTTGGTGGATCGGCAACCACTATTCCACTTATACAGAATTCTATCGGCAGTCTTCCATCATTACAGTTCACGGGCGGGTCATCAATACTCGGAAACATCGTGCTAACGGGGACTGGATATACGGCGTTTTGTATTTTCAATGTACCCACTCAACCAACAACTGCACAAAATCCACGCATTTTTACACTGACCCGACCAGGAGTTTCAGATGGAAACGGCGGGGATGTTGGCGGTATGTCAATTAATGGTAATATTAATAAGCTTGGGTTTGTTCGGTTTAATGGTAGTGTAAGTTCATATGCTACTGTATCCATACCATACAATACGGCTATATTATCAAGTGCTTGGTCGGATTCAAATTTTGCGTATATGAGTACGTATGGTTCAATAACACCGGTTGTATCATCGCCATCTGTATCACTTGGTAGTTTGAATACAACCGTATATGCAGTTGGTTCGCAAATTACAAACGATGTATCATCTCCACTTACTGGATTTATTGGTGAACTCTTGATTTTCAATAACACACTCACCACCTCTCAACGCCAGCAGGTGGAAGGCTATCTTGCTTGGAAATGGGGTCTGCAGAGTTCTCTGCCGTCCACACATGCATATGCAAAATTCAGTCCGTAGTCGCCTTGCTCCCACGTCCCACGCTCCCTAAACGGTCGCTAGGTCCTTAACGTCACTCGCTCCCACGTCCCACGCTCCCTAAAGGTCGCTAAGTCCTTAACGTCCCACGCTCCCTAAAGGTCGCTAAGTCCTTAACGTCCCACGCTCCCTAAAAGCCCCTCTAATCCCGAGTCACGCACAGTTGGAGCGTGTTTCCGGACTGGAGAACGTACGCGAACGAGAACCCCAGGACTTTCTGGGTGAGCGCGTACGTCGCGTCTCCAAGATCTGTTCCGCCAAGGAGGTAGGCCACGTACGCGTACAGCGTTCGTGTCGTGCCGTCCGAGCAAGGGGAAGGAGGGGTTAGGCTTAGGGTAATGAGGGGGTAGCACGCCGGAAAACCGACAGAGGCCCATTGCTGGAGCGCCGGAGTGAAATTGTACGACCCAGGATTACCGAGCGGCGCCAACGCTTGCCGGTCCGCGGTTTCCTGGGCAAGAGCCACCGACTGCTGAGTCACTAACTGATCTATCGTCACAAGGTAAACAGGTCCCGTCGGTCCCGTCGGTCCCGTCGGTCCCGAGGGTCCCGTCGGTCCCGAGGGTCCCGTCGCATCTAGTGCACCGTCAACCCCTGTAGATCCGGTCACACCCGTTACACCCGTCTCATCGACAACTCCAGTAGGTCCGGTCGCACCCGTTACACCCGTCTCATCGACAACTCCGGTAGGTCCGGTCGCATCCAGCACACCATCAACTCCAGTAGGTCCGGTTACACCCGTCTCATCTAATTCATCTGTTACACCTGTTACACCTGTTACACCTGTTACACCTGTTACACCTGTGGGTCCGTCCATTTACTCTAGTCTATTATAGTTTAATCACCACGGAATTCTTGGCGGATTTGCGTTCGGACCCTGCCGATTTACGAAGCGCCGAACGAACTGTCGGGCGGGGCGGGGCAGCAGGCGCGGGCGCAGGCATAGGTGCAGGCGGGGGGTTGAACATAGCCTGTTGCTGCTGTTGCTGCTGCGGGGGGAAGTTAGTTCCTACTTTCCGCTCCTCTTTCTGGATCTTGTTCAGAATATCCCCAATGCCCATTCCCGACGGCGACTTCATTTCGCGGACGGGTTTAATAGGGATTGTGCGCGTCTGCTGCTGCTGCTGAGCCGGCGCAGGAGTGTTCACGCCGCCCAGGAACGACATTAGACCTGCGAGCGGGTTAGAGTCCTGCTGCTGGCTCTGCTGCTGCTGGGGGGCGGAGTTTCCGAAGCCGTTGGCGGAGGGGAAGGTAGGGACATTCACGTTCTGCTGCTGCTGCTGCTGCTGGCTCTGGGCCTGCTGACGAAACTGCTGGGTCTGGTTCTGCATGGCCTGCGCCGCCATCTGACGGGCAATATCAGGATTCTGTTTCAGAATCTCCTGGATGTTCGGGACCGGGGCTTTCATCGCCATCTGGTTGGTGAGGTGGACCATATACACCATGAAACAGGTGCGCATGGGGATACGGACGAGGGGGTGCATGCGCATCTTGTCGCCGTACAGATCGTACAACTCCTCGAAATCCTCTTCCAGGTCGCCTACGTTCATCTGGGCGGACTGGGACAGACCGTCGAGCTGGAGACCGAACATCTTCATCATCCCGACGTTCTTAGATCCCCACTCCATCGCGGACATTCCCGTAATGAACCACTCGGAGAACTGTTTGATGGTGGAATCCATAGCCTTCTCCTTCCTTACAAACTCCAGTTCCATCTCCATCTCGTCAAGGGGCGAATCCATCGTGAAGCGCTTGCGGATCGGGACGCCCAGTTTATTGAGGCGCTCGAACTTGCGCAGCAGTTCGTACTTCTTCTTCATAATGGCGTCCTCGGACATTTTCGGGGCAACATTCACAGGTTTCAGGTAGGCTTCGGCGTTCAGGTTCTCCACGCCGTCCCACGTACGCGTCGTCCCAACATCCTCGGCGGACGGGACGAGGCGAGGCGGCTGCGGCGGGGCTTCAGAGGGCAAGTCGGTGAAATCCAGCGAGATCGACTCCATTTCAGGCAGTTTGGTGTCGGGGGCGGACGACGACGACGACGACATCGCATTCATGTTCATCAAAAGATCGGCACCTGGGACATCCGCCATCTTGGGTGAGTACTATTATGAAGACTGTGTAGGTTGTTCTTAAAGTTAAAACGCGGCGAATTACAAGGAAGCCACCCTGTTATAGTATGAACGGTGTTAGGGCAGAAAAGATTGAAGAACTGGCTAAAATAGATAAAGCGACGTCTTTATCCATAATAAAGAAACTCAAAACTCAACCAAGGGTTCATTTCGCATGCTATTGTGGCGAAACATATTCTAAGCAGATCAACGACGTCACGGGGGTAAAAGGTACAGGGCTATTCTGCTACAAACACTCTATGGAACGCAGGCGAAGGAAGAAAATGTTAGAGATTATACACGCTGCGGCAGCCAAAGATAATGCGGTATTTAACGATGAAGAAACCGTATGGAAACGACCTGGGTGGATAGCGTTCACGTGCTTCTGTGGTGAAAAACATAAGAAGGATCAAAGTGCGATTAAGCAGGGTCAGGGAATGTTCTGTAAGGTTCATACCCAAGAAAACGTTAAGAAGAAAATACATGAAACATCGTTGAGCAAGTATGGTGTTGATCACTATAGTCAATCCCCTGTTGTTCGCGAAAACTGTAAGAAAAATGCATTAGAAAAATATGGTGTTGAACATCTTGCCCATGTAGCCGAAATACATACAAAACAACACAAGTATAAATTTAAAGAATATCGAATGCCGAGTGGAGACGTTCGTTTGATACAGGGATACGAGAACCACGCATTAGACGAGTTAGTTAAAATTTATCCAGAAGAGTCAATATATACAACTAGAAAGGGTATAAAGTACATGTTTAACGAAGAAGAACACTACTACTATCCCGATATTATTCTGGAGACCGAACCTAAAACGATTATTGAAGTAAAATCAACGCATACGATGTATTACAAACACTACTATGAACGAAACATCGCAAAACGTAATGGATGTATTCTTGCAGGGTATAAATTCGAATTTTGGGTTTACGATAAAAAGTTGATCAAGAGTCTCGCATGAAATTTGTAGGGTGCTCTAGAACCCATACGGCGGCGAGAAAACTGTCCGCCATGTCATCCTGTTTCTTGTGCGACTTGAAGAACGACATGTTGGCGGCGGGACACAGGACTTCACAATGAACGATTCCCGTCTTCTTGCGGCCGCGGTACGTCCCCGTCGCATCCGTAGCCGTCGCAATATTGTCCAATTTATGGATTGCTGATACTCCCTTTGTCCTGAACCCGCGACATGCGAAGTACATGTGCATCATAGCCTGTACGGCAAACATCCGCCGATCCAACTGGTTCTCGAAAATCGCGAGATCGGCACCTTCCCACCATCCAAGATCCGCGCGCTTATCGAGACACGCAATGATATCATTGACTAAATCGAGAACGCCTCCACCGGGCGCCCGAGCATTGCCCTTGAATTTCGACCATCCCGATTTCGACATTTCTGTCCAGAGTCGGCCTACCAAATCCTTCTTAGTTTTTCCCGTGAATCCGTACGTCTTTCCCATCTCCTGCAATTCAGGAATGGTCTTTTTCGTCAAGGCCGCTTTCGTCATCGTTAAATTCTTCGGCCGATGACGGGAACATGCCTGGGTGCCAGCGCCCGCCTGGACCCACATCGCAGGTTTCGCGCACTTGAAACATGCTGTCCTTGTGTGCCCGTTCTTTTCCGCCACGACATCAATCACATCCCACGCCGTTATTCGCATATCTGTTCTAGACGTACCCTCCAGAACACATACCGCTAGATTACGAAGTCCAATATCAAAACTAATGATCTTCATTCTGTCTCTTACGCCGCTGCTTGTACGAGAGATAACAAAACTGGCTTTTTATCGCTCTTACTGTAAGGTATCCCCTTCGCGGTAAGCAGATCACGGAGCTGGACCACCGTCTTACCCGTGAAGTCCGAGATATCCTCGCCAATCACCCCCGTCTCCTCCTCCTCCTGCTCGTGCTCGTGCTCGTGCTCGGCATCCGCATCCACATCGTGGACCGACACGCGATCATCGACCACCTGCTCCTGCTCGTGATCCTGCTCAACGGGCTCCTCGACGGGCGGATGGGACAGGAAAGAAGGAGGTGGGGTAGTTACGGCGACCGCGAGGGCATTGATTGCCTGGGCCATGCGCGACTGCTGGATGTACATCCACGCAACAAGGCCGGTGAGGATAAGAACGATTCCCGCGACGAGCGCAACAATTCCGTGGAAGAATTCCATACTTGAGAGTAGTTTACTTTCTGGTATTCCTAAAAATCCTCAGAATCAAACTTGATCACCATTTCGTCCTGGTTAACTCCTACCCCTGCCTTCGAATAATCCGACACGCGGCGCTCGAAGAAATTACCCTTTCCCTCCATCGAGATCATGTCCATGAAATCAAACGGGTTCTGGGCATTCCAAATTTTCGGGATTCCCAGCTGGACGGCAAGACGGTCAGCCACAAAGCGGATATACTGCGTCATCAACGTCGCATTCATTCCGATGAGGGTACACGGCAAGGACTCGCAAATAAACTCAGTCTCAATCGCCACCGCGCTCTCCAGAATCTCGCGGATCTTTTCGGCTGCGATGGGAGACTGGCCGTGATACATTTCCACGGCAAAGACGGTATGAAGACCCTCATCCCGCGAAATCAACTCATTGGAAAACGTGAGACCGGGAAGCAGACCGCGCTTTTTCAGCCAGTAGATAGCACAAAACGCTCCGCTGAAAAAGATTCCCTCGACGCACGCAAACCCAACTAGACGGGTGGCGAAATCCTCGCCGCTCTCGATCCACTTCATCGCCCACTCGCCTTTCCGCTTGATACACGGAACGTTATCCAGCGCCCGGAACAGTCGCATCTTCTCGTCCCCGTCTTTGACGTACTTGTCGATCAGCAGGGAATACATTTCGCCGTGTACACCCTCCATCGCGTTCTGGAAGGCGTAGAAGAGACGAGCAGGAGGGCTCTCAGTATCCCGCTGGAAACGGGTGGCGAGGTTCTCCTGAACGATTCCGTCGGCTCCTGCGAAGAACGCCAGAACCTGTTTCACGAAATCCTGTTCCTGCGTCGTCAGAGACTCCCAATCGCTCTCGTCTTTCGAAAAGTCAATTTCCTCCGGCGTCCAGAAGGAGGCGACGGCCTGTTTGTACAACTGGTACACTTTGGTCTCCGAGTTCTTAATGGGAAACAGTGTGTAGCGTTCTCCGGGCGTCGCGGTCGTCATTCTTTTGGGTGCTGTATATACCACGCAGAAAGTAGTTAAATCATTGTCGTCTGTATAAAAACAATACGGCGAGCGATGAACGGAAGCGTGTATTCGTCCACCGATCAGATCAATCTTTTGAAAAACATCTTCACTCCTCAGTTCCAGGTTGGACAGGGAGGATACTTCCAGCCAACTGTTCACACATATCTCCCGGGAGACGTAGAAATCGGGGACCCTACGACCAATTACAATCTGTTCCTGAACGGAAACGCACTGGCGACCGATCTCAAGATTGCGGCATGGTCGGGGTACCCCGCAGTTTCCACGCTCAGTCTGGCCAATAACCGCATTACCGGAGTCTCAAATATCACGTTTTACAGTGGCGGGAATTATCTGGACGGTTCGGTGGGTATCGTCAATAACTTGTCGGGCGTTAATACCATTAACGGATTCAATCTAAGTCTGGGGAGTTCGCTGACGATCGGGACAGATAAGGTATTTATGGGAGCAGGGGCGGGTCCAGTCATTACGTTATCGGACCAAGTCTGTATTGGACTGTCGGCCGGGAATGGAAACACGGGGCGGAGTCTGGTGGCGATTGGACAAGGGGCGGGATCTGGAGGAACCAATGGATTGGGGTATGTCGTTGCCCTAGGATTCAATTCCGGTCTAAACAATTCGGGCGGACAGGGAGTATTTATTGGAACTTCGGCAGGTGTAGGAAATCTGGGATCCAATACTGTTTTTATCGGGAATTCGGCTGGATCCGGAAACATGTCGTCCAACGTCGTTGCGCTAGGATTTCAGGCGGCAATGAACAACACCAGTTCTGACGTTATAGCCATCGGAACCAACGCGGCTGCGACCAATTCTGCGGCATTTGTGGTGGCGATGGGGCACCAAGCGGCCATGTCCAATAAGGGATCGTCGGTCGTATCACTGGGGTACAATGCCGGCTACCAGAATTCCGGAAAAAACTGCGTCTTTCTCGGCTCGAACTCAACCTCGATCATCAATACGAGTTGTACAACCGACAACACGTTCTACGTCTATTCAACCATCCAAAACACTCCGTTCCTCCAGGGCGATATGTCCGCCAATGTCCTGGGAATCGGAATGAAGCCGACACCCGGATTCGCCCTGACCGTTCAAGGAGCTGTTCAGAATACGCTGACTATCAGTTCTGTGTCTCCATCCACAATGACTCTTTCATTAACAACCACCAATGCGGCCACGCGGTTCTTTGTTTCCAATAACATCAATCTGTCTTTCCCGTCAACGGCGCCTCCGACAGGAACACACTGGATTGTGACGAATACATCGGGGACTGGAATTAACACAACTCTCGTCGGTGCAACCGTACTTGGATTATTGAATGTAACCCTTCCTGCGACATCGGGTGGAGCGGGGCGGGGAATTACGTTCGTCTATACTGGAACTGGAAGCAATTACTATGCGTTTTAATTTACGGTGGTCCGAGCGCGAACGGATGCGTACTGGGTAAGTTGCCTTGGAGTCCCCACTTCCAGGCAAGATACCCTTCAAGTTGTGCACGTTGGAGGGATGTGAGCGTTCGCGAAACCACGAGAAGTTCGTTGAGGTACCCTGGCCAGAACTGCCCTCCGTTATTCGGCGATGATCCAATAATCATTCCGGTCATCGCAATGGTCGTTCCTGTCTTTACGGTCATAGCGGACGCATTGAAGTAAGGGGTCAGCACGGATCCATCGACCGTCATTTCTAGAAGGGATGGTGCGGCAGGATTCGTAGAGACGGGAGTGGCCGGAGAATTTGATGTTATGTCGTTCCATCCACCACCTAATTGTACGCTTATTATGATATACCCTGCAACATCGGATATTCCGTAACTCGATTGATTCCAAGCGTTCAACGTATACGAAAACCCTGCATTGTTTTGAACTGCATACCCACCGTTTCCACCGTAACCGCCAAGAGCAGCGCCGCCTGTACCAGCTGTATCACCTATTCCGGCGCTTAATCCGCCTATTCCTTCCCGTGCAGATGCATTATTACCGTCTCCGGAGCCACCACCGCCACCACCACCGGCACATGCAAGTTTGAAAGATGGACCGACATTAATGAGCGTATACCCGGCGGCTATCTGAGTGTAGTTGCCTCCAGGATTTCCACTTGTAATACCAACAGCACCAACACTTGTAGCTGTAATAACTGTCCCCGCTGGAATATTTGTTATCGTACACACTGCCGATCCCCCACGTCCTCCAGGGCATCCCGGATAAATATTTCCAAACCCATTCTTTGAAAGACCTGTTGCGCCTCCACCACCGGCGGCATAAATTGTGACGACTGAGTTTGGGCCACTTATGGTATACGTAGTTGTGAACCCGCTCAATGTCGTACTAGCGCTACTTCCAGTGAACGTCGCGAAGTTTGTGGTGCCGTTGTACGTTCCCATGAATCCGACGTTGTCGACTAGACCTACGTTGATGAGGCGACCGTACGACCCGGGCGTCGACGTTAAACTCGCGACCGCCATCATCGTGTATCCCACGGGAACTGAAACAGTGGTATTCACGAACGAGGCCGCCTGTCCTAAGAATACGCCTTTAACCGTACTGGAGTACTGGGGAAGTGGCGACGAACCGGTGACGAGACTGAAACTGTTTCCTAACCCCGATTTGTCGATGAGTCCATTGACGGGATTTGTTGGGAGGTTTGCAAATGTAGGTGCGAATGTTTTGTATGGATGAGAGGTTGGAAGGCCTGGCTGTAATCCCCATTTCCACGCGAGGTACCCTTCCATCTGCTGCCGCTGAAGGGTGGTTGGAATTGTGGTCATCACAACGACTTCGTACATATTCGTGACCGCTGTGATGTTTGCGTACGCAGTCCCAGACCATTCGGCACCGATCGCAAACCCTTGTCCGGTGTTTGTGCGTGTCTGGCCCGTCGTGATCACGGTTCCCGCACTTCCGTTTATCCATGAATTGATAATACCCGTTGATACGGAGGTATAGGATGCTAGAACGGGTGATAAGGCAACTGAAGGAAGGGCTCCAGAGACCGTATTCACATTAGACCCGCCAGTACCACTGACTCCGTACAATCGTAAATCTGGAGTCCCCGTCGCATCCGCATACAATCCAAACCCATCCGTAGAATTGTATGAGGCGGTGGTATTAGGTCGTCCAGTAATCACCGACTGATTATACACCGCGGTTGGCGAGCCCAGAACGGTGAAGAGAGCGTAATTCTGGAGATTGACGGCCTTGTTGATAAATAGGTACCCTCCACTTAGATTGACGGATTTACCGAGAGCGGTTGTTATGTACGAAACCGTTCCAGATCCCGATCCGAGCGATAAGTTGTACGCATTGCCCGACTTATCGTTCCATTTCTGAATACTTCCTCCTCCCGCGGGTGTCCATGAAGGACCTGCTGATTTGTACGGATGAGTAGGTGGGAGATTTGCCTGAAGTCCCCACTTCCAGGCAAGATATCCTTCCACCTGCTGGTACTGACTTATAGTCAGAACGGAATTGTAAAACAAAACTTCCATCTCGTATCCGATGAAATAATATGTCCCCTTGTTTCCAGTATCTGTACCTAAATATGTTGTTGTTCCAGCAGTAAATCCAGCCCCAGTTGTAGATGTTCCAGAGGTGAGTCCTCCATTTTGAGAAATGAATACATTTGTTCCATTAACTTGTCCGGTGACCAATGCAGTTGTTGCAGATGTATATCCACCAGGGGCTGATGCAAGCCACTTCAATTCGTTGTTTAGGTAAGAAATAGATCCCAGTGGGTTATATCCCCATCCAAGCGATCGGGCTCCCGATTGTCCGCCAATTACCATATTGTTATTCGAGCCAGGACTTGAATTGTTTGCTACTACAAACATGGTTTCTGCCGTAGGATTTGCTGCGTATCCCGTAGAATAGGCAGTGGTGGTGTTTGTAAAGTTAAGAGCATTGCAGGTGGTTGAATACGTTGCTGCGCTGTATCCAGTTGCCTGAACTGCATTATAGGTTGCTCCAGTTGGTGCTTTATTCGCCCATGTAGTTACTGATGTTCCATCTGATGGAATACTTCCATTCCCATTTGGATCTTTTCCGTCATACCATACCTGCGGCGAAGGTACAGTCACTGATCCACCTACAATAGTTGTCGCATCCGATGCATCGTACCAAGCCTGTAGCGCTGCAATATCGGACGCAACTAACTGTGCCGTTGGAGAATATACGAAGTTCATAGATGTGCTATCTGATCCGTCAATCCACTCGATGGGTCCGGAGGATAAGGGACCAATGTACGAAGGAGGGGGGGCTTTAGTATACGGATTGTTGGTAGACAGGGCATTCTGAAGTCCCCATTTCCAGGCAAGGTACCCTTCCATCTGTTGTCTCTGTACGGAATTTAGCGCATAGTTGTAAATAATGATTTCAGAAATGAAAGATTTGTAATAAGTTGTAGTTAAGGGGTAACCGGTTCCAACATTGAACCTCTGTGATATTGAGGTAAGCGTTGCTGCGGTTGAAGATGTTCCGTTCGTAACTATTCCTCCAAAATTGTACCATGTTGAGTTTGATCCCTGTTTCTCGATAGTGTATAACTGAGGACCGGGCGTTACAGTGAAGTTTATGTTGTTAAAGACATACGATCCGCCAAACTGAAAATAGTGCTTGTTTGTCCCCCATGTGTTTATCGCATACTGTATATCAGTATCAAGCGTAAACGTTCCAGTGTAATCGGTATTTGGGTCGTTGTATACAATAAATATTGTTGTGTCTGTTCCGTTAGACGAGAGAATCGGAACAGGTAAGAAATTGGTGGTCGCGAGGTAACTGTTTCCGTTGAAATTGATACCGGGGTACTGTCCACCCAGCAATGTTGGCGAGTAGGTAGGATAACTTCCTCCCGGATATGCTAGATCCAAACCATTTCCAGACTTATCACGCCAAGTAGAAACTTGGGTCGACGAATACGTGTTTGTGAACGTCGGGCCTACTGTTACCTTCGTAGTGCTGTACGTGTGCGTTGTAGGAAGAGACGCCTGGAGCGCCCATTTCCAAGCAAGGTACCCTTCCACTTTCTGACGGTCGGCATCTCCGAGATTCGTATTGTAAAACTGAAGTTCTCCAAGATAGAAGTCTGCGGCACCGATAAGTCCAGAATCTGTCGCCCATGCTCCCAATGAACACATGTTGCCATCTGTTTGATTGATTATCGGCCAGTTTCCTGGAGACGTATTCGATAATGTTCCATTCAGGTAAGTTTTTAAATTTGTTCCGTCATAGACCATACTTAGAACCTGAAGACTGGTGGTTAAAATTGCCGTAGCGGTGTATTCAGGGGATCCACCGGTTCCACCATTTGTAGTTTTGTACGTTAATGTTCCCGGTGTTATCTGCTGAGCAAACCCCTCCGGACCCGAATGAACGCCGATACCAAATGTTGTTGGAGAGTTTGCGTTTTGCCCGGCACGCTGTTTTGACATGATGTAAGTGTTTACGATATTCACTGGCTGAATGACCATAAACATCGACCAAATCGCAGCATTGTTGATCGATGACTGAGGAAGATTCAGATATTGGTTATTATGAAAATGTATAAGATTCGTGGCGGAACTGTAATCCACAGTTGATGCGGCCATAGCCGTGTAATTATTTCCCGATTTATCGTTGATCTGTGTGAGGTTTCCTCCGGGAGCAGATAGATTGGTCGAGTCGGAGGCATCTAACCAGAATTGAAGATTCGCAACAGTCGGTGTCGTTACACGGAACCCGATCGTGGTTATATCGGCCGCATCGTACCACATCGCCATTCCCGGAACTGCTGCGGGGGCAAAGGATGTTTTTTCAGTGATGCTAATGCTGCTGGTAGCGCCGGTGGCGTTGGTTGCGACAATGGTAATAACATAGTAAACGCCGGGGGTAGACGGGCTCGAAAAAGTAATGACGTTTCCGTTGACGGTAGATGAAAGCCCTGGAGATGATCCAGAGAAAGAGGTGGATCCAGTCGCGAAACATGTAAATGCGACTCCTCCACCTGTTGTAGATACTCGAGTGTACGTAATAGGACCGATCGGGGTGATGGCGACAGAATTCGCGGACGAGATGGAGGTATTGAGACCATTTGTTGCCCTCGCATAGAGAGTGTACGATTGACTGGCGGTTGCGACGAATGAATTTGTGGGGCTGGATGTGAGCAGACTGTTTCCAGACGCGTTGAAGTAGTTCATGGTGATTCCTCCCGGAAGTGTTGTACTTCCGTTATAGGTGGATGATGTAAAGACCCCTGTTCCAACTGCGGCCAAGGTAGGTGCGGCTGGAGTAAATAGAGTCGTCAGAGTAGACGAGACCGTTAATCCCGTTCCTACGACATTCACAATGTAATTTGTATTGGCTGAGGCTCCCTTAAAGGTAAAGGTTAAAGGAGATCCGGTGAATCCAGACGGTACGCCTGCGATACTCCATTTCTGTGCTAGATAGTACTCCATTCCCTTGCGTTGATCTGCCGTGAGCGCTTCTTTGAATAAGATAACCTCGCTGACGTATCCCGTGTACTGTGGAGGTCCATCATAATGCGCAATGCCTCCAACGCGGTACCTCCCAATGTTGAAATTCGCGGTAGATCCAAATCCTGGTTGAGCGGTTCCGTTGAAATAAGAGATTGCATTCGTTCCGTCCAATTCAAAGTCCATGATATACGCAGTATTTATCGGCTCTTGGAAGGCGGACAGTAAATTACCCCTATATCCGTAAACATAACCGCCCACAAACTCTACCAGAAGACCTGTTACATCAGAATCATATCCTCCTAACGCAGCCATAGAGAACACACGAGTAAAATCTGGGTTTATTGATGATGTGGGCGCAGGCTGCTGCATGACTATGAACACGGTTGCGGTAGTTCCAGTATTAGTAGTGAGTCCTGTAAACCACGACGAACCATCGAACGTCATGGTTGGTTTTCCGTTGATGCCGGTGCTATTGATGGTAGGTGTCCCGGTTGCCGTAGCATTGCTGCCCAGTCCTGACTTGTCTTTCCATACCGAGATCGTCGCACCGTTGGCGGCAGGGATTCCTGTTGCGTTCGGATCAGCAGCATCCAGCCATAACGTAGGGCTTCCAGGGAATACAGTAGGGAATCCCAAGGGTGGGACCGTACTCGCAGAGATCGCGGAACCGGATATCGTTGTTATCAACTGCGTCCCGTTCTGTACGAACGACGAAATGGTGAAAGGGAGGGCTGCGGTCACGGCCGAGAACGCAGTGGACGGTAGCGACACGTTTCCTCCCGAGGAAGCCGTTACCGTAAGCGTATACGTCGTTCCGATGATGGCCGAAATATTTGCGTTGGTGACTCCCGTCACTGTTCCAAACTGCGATCCATCTGCGGAATTTTTGAGAATGAACTGGGTTCCTGCGACGGCCTGGTTGTACGTCCACGAGGCACTGATACTGGTAGATGACGAAATGTATGTGATGGATACTGGTACGGGGGTAGGGAGAGTTTGGAATCCTATAATTGAAGAATTTGTACTGTTGGGTGCCCCCGCTCCCGCATTGTTCTGGAATGTGAATGAGCAAGTAGTATCTGATAAGGCCCCAGAATACGTAAATGACGTGGCGGTAGATGCGGTGAGCGTGAGACTGGCGGGGAAAATTGATGTATTCGTGTAGTACGGCGTATACGGTGCCGGAGTAATCGCCGGCTGGGCGGATAACGTGACGACCATCTGTCCCCCCGTCTGAATGATCGATTTGGCGATGGGGGCCGTTAGTAGAGTGACGTTGGCGGTAGGTGCCGAAACCGCGGTGTCTCCCTGCGCATCCGTGGTCATCACCACAAACGAATAGGTAGAATTTCTGGTAAGACTTGTACTGAATGTAGTAGAATACGCTGAATTGACGGATGAATATGAGTAGGTTGTGTATAGTGTTGCGAGTGTGGGGTCATACACTTTAAACGTCACTCCGGCCGTGGATGTCGTGGGGTACGTCCACGTAACCGTTACATTCGTACCATCAGCAGACGTTGCTCCTGGGTTTCCGATGGTTACCGCCGTGAGCGGGGTAATGTTGTCGGTGGGTACTGACCCAAACCCAGTCCCCGGTGCCCCCGTTGCCGCCACTGTGTACACGAAAGGAGGAGTTCCGCTCGACGGAATAAAGGTGTAATTCTGAGCGGTTATACCCGCACTGACGGTCGTTCCACCTTGTAGATAGACCGTGTACGATGTGGCTGCCGGGGCACCGCTAGGATAGGTCCATTGAAGAATCACCGATTGTCCAGACGCATCGGACTTCGTGAAGGTTGGTGTTCCCATCGTTGTAAAACTTGCTGTCGTAGTCGTGATCGAGTTTGTGCCCGTGTTCGTCACCGTGAATCCGTAGGTAGTATTCGCGGTGGTTCCGTTATATGTGAACGGATTCGTCGCACTTACTCGTGTGATGGTTGTCCCAGATGACTGGGCAATACTGAGTGTTCCCGACGTCGGGGTCGCGCACGTAATCGTAATCAATGCCCCGTCTTCCAGAATGCTGGTAATGGATGGAGCAGGAACTGTAGTGACCGCCACCCCCCCTGCCGACATCGCTTTTACATTTCCTCCTTGGGCAATGGCCTGGACTGTAAAGGTGTACGCCGTAGAGTCTGATACCGTGAAGGTTGTGTTGGTCGTGGTAAGTCCGGTGGTTCCACGGGTATTCCCACTCTGATCATACACGTTGAACGTAATTCCAGTCAGAGATCCGTACGTCCAGTTCATCGTCACCGTGGTACCAACCGCCGACGCCGTCAGACCGGTAGGCGCTGAAATGGGCGTTACCGCCGTTGAAGTCGCAGAATTGGCGGTGACGTATCCCGACGTGGTGGTAATCGTGAAACTGTACGGCGTTCCCACTGTGGCTCCGGTAAACACTTTTACCCGTGTTCCCGTCGCAATTCCGGTCGCAGACAACGTTGAATTGAGGATATTATACGTAAGAGATCCTGGCGTTGAGGAATCTGTCCAAGGAACCGTAATGGTTGTTCCGCTGACTGTTACGGTACCCATCGTAGGAGGCACAATGTAGTCCGGGAAAGCCGAGGGAACCGTAATAGAGAACCCTCCCGCATCAAACCAGTTTGTGAAGTACGTTCCTGCCGAATTTGTTGAGGTTAGAGCGACTCCGGGAGTTGTCGTTGATCCGGAATAGAGCATCTTCACAGTGTAGGATGTAGTTACCAGGACATTTCCGGGACCGGTTAGGATGACTCCGTCAGGATTGTTAATAATGTACTGCGCCGAAACCGTGTTCTGACCGCCTATGACGGTACACAAAGCATTGGACGAAAAAGTGGTGTTGGGTTTGGTACGAGCCACAATCGACGAATTGCCCGTACTCAAGATTCCCCCGAAACTTGAATTGACGGTAATTGTGAACGACTGTGCCCCAGCCGGAGTTACGCCGCTAAACGCCCCCGAATAACTTCCGTTTCCTCCGGCGACGGTAACAGATCCGACGGTCGGACCGCCCGTAAACCCAAACGTACAGTTCGCCAGAGCTTCCGAGAAGGAAATGGTAAATGATGTGGGGCTTGTCGCAGTGTACGCAAGATTTGAGGGGGCGGGAGGAGTCACCACGATCGGAATTGTGGTGGATGCCGTTGAACTGGTGTTTCCTGCCGTATCC